AACTGAAGTGGTACATATGGAGCGTAGATGTATCCAGTATCCAATAAAGATGTACCTTTATGACCTACTAACACAGTGTTAGCTGGGAAGTATGGGTCACGATAAACTTGGTAACGACCAGCTAAAGTACCCACTCTCTCAATACCCATGTTGTATTGGTCTTGTTCAGGAGACGCATTTGATACGTGGAAGTATTCCAAGTCATCAAAGATAGCTGAAACCTCAGAAGAAACTACAATCCAGTTAGCTCCACCACGAAGTGTTGACTTGTGAATTTGAGCTGACAATTGGTTAATTGCAGTAATCAAAGTTTGGTTCCAATCCTTTTGAGTGTAAGATGTAGTAGAAGCTAATCTTCTCCATCCGTTGTAATCCCAACGTAAGTTCCAAGCCGCACCTTTACGTAAGTCACGTAAGATTTCACGGTCGATTTCAGCTGCAACTTGTTCAGACAATAATGCTGTTAATTCAGCCTCAGCGTCAATGTTGTGGAATGCCGCAACGTCTTGAGCTAATTCAGGAGACCATTGTGCTCTTAATTTTCTTTCAGTTACAGAAACTGTTACAGATTCTAAATCAAAAGAAACTTCACCAATTTTGTCTTCAAATTCTAGTTCTTGATATCTTTTGAAGATTGCTAAAAATGCTCCGGCTCCCGAAGCGGTAGCTCCTGAAGAAATAGAGGTACCTGAATAACCATCAGGAGTAGTTTGACCACAGTTTACACAAACTGGACACTGTAAATCAACCTCAACAAACATGATACCGTTTTGGTTACAGTAGTCGTCATAAGTACCACCACCATTACCTGGCCATGATGCAGTTGTTTGAGTGTAGTTTGGTGCTACGATACTCTTACCATATTGTTGAGTTACCAATCTGAACAACAATGGAGTTGTAGTGTTTGTGATTGCACAGCTTCCTGCAGTTGTTGCTGAAATACTACCAGTTCCTGAAGTTAAAGGATAAATTCTCAAATCAGACAAGAAAGTTTCAGAATCAACTTCAGAACCATCAGGTGCGATTAATTTACCTGTACCAGCACTTGTGAAACCTGAAATACCGATGATAATTCTTCTGTTTTCACCTGCAGGGATTGCAGATTGTGTTAACGCTCCGTTTGACCAAGTGTAAACGTTAGTTGCTGCAGTAACTGCTGACCAACGACCTTTTGAGTAATCAAACAAACCTCCAGGATTCAAACTTGGTTCATTACCTTCATAGAATAAATCATAAAGGTTTTTAGCATAGGCCCCTGAACTTGTACCATAACCATCATTTGGGTCACCAGGATAGTTACCGGGAGAACCTACAGGTGCGTAGTGGTCACCTGAATTTTGAGTTCCATAAGGACTTGAACTTGTTGCTCCAGAATAACCTTGGATTTTAGGTACGAAGTAGAACAATTTACCAATTGGTAAGTTCATAGCTTGTACAGAAACGATTTCATTCGCTAATAATTTAGAGAATACACGTCTGATAATCGGGAATACAACAGTTTCAAATGAACCTGATGCTCCGTCTGAAGTAGCTTCATTAATTAAGTGAGAAGCTTGGTTCTCATACAATTGTGCTACGTTTTCTTTTAGGTGGCCACGAAGACCTTCAAGGAACCCTAATTTGTCCCATTTGTTAATAGTATCTTCTTTGATAACTTTAAGGTG